GATAGACTACACGCTTGCCTCTAGTTACGCCGCCCCCACGTCGAAACTAACAAATGTTGATATATCTATTTAGCTGGCTCATCAGACAATGTCACCACGTTTTCAACAAAAAAACGTGGTGTTTCTCCTGCAAATCCCCCACCTTGCTCTAAAAATCTAGCTACAATTGTAGCTTCACTTCTATAGTCATACCTATGAATAATTTGATTAGTTTTCAATTCAATTACAGAGAATAAACCGTTTTGCTTTCTTACAGAATATTTTGCCACTATACGAACTCCTTAAACTTGTCAATCATTGCCTGTCCAGTTGGTGTCTCATCAAAGATAGCATCATCTAAGATATCATCCTGAGCACTTTGCTCAGTGTCGTATAGAGTCATCTTTGCTCTATCAACTCCTAGAACAAATCTCTTATCCATACCTGGATCACTGTATCTGTTCTTTAACTGTTTAACAAGTAACTGGTTTAAGTTCTCTAATTCTTCTGTGCTAATAATCGCAAACATAAAGTCAGCAGTGGCCGGAAGACCGAAGCTCTCTGAGGTGTCTTCAAGCCCCAAGTCACTAGACGTGTAGCCCGATCTTGTGGTTTGTGTCGCAGAGACGATTGGCACGTCATATTCCACAGCGAGGCCTCGTAACTCTTCTGCAATTGCTTTAATGTACGTGTACGAATTGACTCCTGCTCCATATTTAATCCTCGCAGACATGCATATATTCAAATAATCAACATAGATGATATCAGGTATAAAGTTCTTCTTTACCTTGAGTTCCTGCAACAAGTATCTAAAGTGGTTAGATCCAGCTCCAGTAGTAGGATACTCTTTGATAACAATCTTACCTTTGTAATTATTCTCAATACGCTTTATCTTTTTATCATACTCTTCTTTCTCATATCCTCTTACTTCATCGATTGTACTACTCATCATGTTAGCATCAATACGTTCAGCAATTCTTTCTTCAGCCATCTCCAATGTGATATACAACACATTCTTCTGATCTCTAAGATTAGCAGCTGCACAGTGACACATAAACATACTCTTACCAACACCAGTACCAGCAAGACATATATTCAGAGTCTTCTTAGACAGACCACCCTTAGTGATCTTATTCATTAACTCGAGATCGAACTTTATCTTTACTTCTTCAGTATGATAGAACTCCCATCTCTGTTCAGCATCATCTATGAAGTCATGCCCAATATGTGGGTCAAAGCTAACACTAAGAGCATCAGATAGAATAGTAGGGAGTGCTCCCCTTCCTTTGTCAGTCTTTCCATCGATGATAGAAATAGACTCCATAATGGCATTGTATACTGCTTTGTCTTGGCAAAACTTTTCTGTCTCATCTAACAACCATCCTTCATCGTTATCATTGGGTTCAAATCCTTTGACCAGTTCAGTAGTAGCAATATACTGTTGTTCTGATAAGTTTGACTTATTACTCAGCTCAACGTTAATTGCTTCCACTGTAGGTGGTTTATTATACTTATCAAAGTACTCACATATAATATTATAGACAGTTTTATCTGCGTGATCATGAAAGTAATCACCTTTAAGATAAGGTATTACCTTACGTACATAATCCTCATTCTGAATAAGACTGTTCAGTATCGTCTTCTCTATCATCTACTTCTCCGCCATAGCTAAACTTATTCTTTACATATCCTTCAACAGCATCTAACACATCTTGTGTAAAATACTTCTCAGGTTCTTTTAAGATAGCCTTAGGGTATGCTTTACCCTGTGCGGTCTCAACTCTATTAGCTGATGTAGTCCAGGCACCAGCTTGTACAGCCAGTTCTGTAAGGCCATAGTATTTGTCAAGGCCTGTGTCATAATTAAGTAAGCATTCAACTTCTTGGTTCTCCTTGCTCAATCTAGATTTAAACATTTTGACTTTAATGATACTACCAATAATATCTTTACCATCACGTTCTTTCTTCTTAGATAAGAATGCAATAGTACTAGCAGCATATTTAAGTCCACTACCACCACCCATCTCTTTCATTGGAATATAACTTCCAATCACTTCATAGACATGGTTAGTAACTATCATAGGTACTTTCAGCTTAGCTAACTTCAAAGTCAACACTCTAAAGGTACCACGAATCAATTGAGCTTTAGTCATATCTCTCGTATCATTACCTGCTGCACTATCAGCAAGTTCTTTCTCTGAAGAGAGTATGCCAAGGGAATCTAGAACCATCATCATAGGCGGTCGTTTGCCTTCAGCAGTCTTCTCATACTCATCTAGTACTTTGATAGCATGAGTTCTAAACTGTTGTATAGATTGTGGCTCACTAAGTATAATTCTTTGTGTATCAATACCTCTACTCTCCATCATCTCTTTAGTGACAGCAGCTTCAGTATCATAGTAGACAACACCTCCAGTAGGATTGTCTATCAAAAATTGCTTTACAACAGCCAATGCAAAGAAAGTCTTACCAGTAGTAGTTTCTCCAGCAAAAGCTGTTATCTTATTATTAGGTACTCCTCCGTATATGCTACCAGACATTACAGCATTCAAGATATACGATCCCGTATCAACAGTACCAGTATACTCAGCAGAACCCATACCGTCTGCAGCAATACTAGTGTCTTCATCTTTAAGGTCTTCAGCTAAATTACGAAAAAAGTCACTCATTCAATCATCCTTTATAAACTGCAGTCAAACTATCTCCAAAAGCCTCAACCTTCTCAAGTCGGTTGGGCCAATAGATATAGTCTTTCTCAGGGTTCTTCTGTAAGTTGTTCAGCAATGGCTGAATCATATTATACAGTGTATCACATTTCTCTTGTAAAGACAACGCTTCTTTAGAAGAAACTTCTGCCTCTTGTTTTACTGATTGGACTGCATCAAGCTCATCAGCATCCATTGCTGTGAACCCAAAGTCAAAGTCCATGGTTGGTTTTACTGCCATTAGAAAAAATCCTCCAACGTTGCTTGGCCCTTCTCCATCTTCCATTGTATAGCACCACAAACAGTTCTCATTGGTTCAAGGAATGACTTCTCAAACTGAGTATCAAAGTCAATGTATCGTTCCATGTTGAACTTTTCTGGTAGACCTGTAGATACCGCAATCACATTCTCTCTTCCAGGATTAGGTACCTTTAGATAACAAAACTTAATCTTGTCACCATCATAGATTGGATTGTATATATTACCTAGACCATGATGTTCAAGTAAATAATTATATACAAGAGCTCCTCGTACGTGTATTGGTGTTCCTTTATTATAAAGGGTTACACTATTTTTATATTTATCTATTCCACGAACACCTCTAGGAAACGCAATATCCTCAAATGGCTTAGACTTGAATTCTTTTCTAAAGTCTTCAACAAACTCCACAAGAGCTTTCTCGTCTTGTGTCATAATTAACTGCATTGCAGCTTTCATCTTATCTCTACAGATCTGTGGTACAGAAGACCTTTGAGTCTCCATGCCTTGGATCTTCATGTATGGTTTCTTGAACCTAACACCTTCCATATCATGAACATGCAATGCGTATCTTTTCTTAGCAGTCCATATACCTTTATCGGCAAGAGCTTCTCGCTTCATGAACATCTTCTGTTCATATGCATTTGTGAGGTCAGCTAGTTGTTGATAACACTTATCAATGAATGGTTCAAAGACTTGTTCAGCAACCTTATCCATCCAGTCAATGATCTCTGATTGTTTTGGATCCTTGCCTTCAAATACTTTCTCTACCATCTTATCAAGAGTCAAGTACATAGAGTCAGTATCACAAGCAATCACATAGTCTATATTATCTGTCTTTAGTGTCTTGTTTAGATACTCATTGATATGCTTCTGCATCCAACGAATAGACAACTGACCAGATAGAGTTATCGACTCTGCATATCTTACATCAAACCATCTAAAATAGTTGTTACCCAAAGCACCATAAGCACTGTTAAGTTGAATCTTTTTAGCCATCTGCATGTTGTGAGCTTTAGCAATCTCTGCAGAATAGTCCTCACCAGTATCTTCTTGCTTCTGCTTATATTCGTTCATCTTGTTCTTGAATACAACTCGGTCAGAATACATCTTATCCATAAGAGTAGCCAAGAAACTTCTTTTATCTTTTGAATACATTGCACCAGAACCAGTACAAGATAGATTATGTTCTTCAAGATAGTGTCTATGATTATCTAATTGACCATCTATAATCTCTTGTACAGAGACAGGTAGTTTAGTCTCATGGAATGTATCAGGTCCAATGTTATACTGCATAATCAGATGGGGATACAAACTATTCAAATCAAACGAAACAATCCATTTATGCATACCAGTCTGTGGATCTTTAACATATGCACCATCAACTCTTCGTTCTTTATCTCTAACATCTAGTTGAGGAATAACAATCTTCTTACGCCACAAATGATTGTGAATAATGATGTCCCACATACGAACAGAAGTGTATGCATCAACATAGTTAACCTTACCATCGTAAGCGATAGCATATACTAACTCAAGCAATCCAAGTTTATTTTCTAACTTATCAACAAGCTCAACGTCTTTGATATTATAGTCAATAAACTTCTGATAGTTGTTCTTATACAAACCAAGTAAGCCATCATACTCACTGTAATCTAATTTCTTCTCACCAAGCTCAACAGAAGCAATGTTATCCAATCTATATGACTCTTGTTGCACATATGTAAACTTACGATACATTACCAAGTAGTCGAGAATAGTAACGCCAATAATATCAGGTCTTACAGCTTCTGTACCATCAGTTCTACTTACAACAAATCTTCTATCGTTTATGATACCAAAAGGACTCATCTCTTGTGCATCATCAAACCCAAGTATGTTTGTAATCCTGTTAACCATATACGGAACGTCAAACATCTCTACGTTCCATCCAGTTACAACATCAGGATCCAAAGCCTTCCAAATGTCTATAAACTTTCTAAGTAGATGAGCTTCGGTCTCACACTTTACATATGTGACATTCTCATTATTGTTTTCATACTCACCACAACCAAGCACATATATCTTATCATCATTGATCATCTTCATAGTGACAGCAGTCACAGGTTTAGTTGCATCCTCGATAGAAGGAAACCCTTCATCAGCTGCAACCTCAATATCAATGTTAAGAGCTTTGATTAGACTAACATCATAGTCTATCTGCTCACCTTCCCAAGCATCATTGAGATAGGTGTATAGATCGTTTGTTAATCCATATAAATTGAATCCAGAGACCTTATTGTAGCTCTTATAGAACTCTCTCTTCTCATGTATATTAGGAAAGTCCATTCTCTCAACAGGCTTACCTTTAATGGTTTTCCATCCAGTGTTACCTGTCTTAGATTCAACGAACATATATGGTTTGTACCGTATGGTGTCAACGAACCTATGTCCGTTGTCATAACCCACAACGAGTATTTTAGACTTATAAAGCCAAGCTCCAGTATAGAATTTCATCTTAGTAGTATCTCTCATTTACTGATAAAAGTCAACACTTATATTTATCAGCCCATAATAAAAAAGAGGAGCTTGCAAGCTCCTCTCTTTACATACACAAATCGTGATACCTTGTTGTGTATAATCGATGCTTGGCTAGATCGCCATGCTTTGGTATTAGTTTATTGAGTAATCTTTTTATCATATTTTTCGTTCCAATACATTTTCATTCTTCGTCTTGCTTCTGCTTCTCTAGCAATTGCAACAGAGTTGCAGAACGCGATAAACCATTTGCCTATTGACATCTACTTTCCTATCTATATCTTGTTAATGGATACAAATATTTAGAATGAAGACAATGGGTTTAGATATACCTTTTTTGGGTAGCTGTCATACCGACGAATCAACTAAACCACCAACTACTGGTGGTGCATACAAGTTTCCAAACCTATCATAGATCTGTACAATTGTATCCTGTTCACCTATTACCTTTCCGGTTTCAGTTTCTATAACATTAGTGTAGATGTGATTTGTACCTGTTTCAGTCTGCTCTTGGTGAGAGTAACCAGTTTCCAATTTAGGATGGATAGCTCCAATTGGTTGCACAGCATCAATAGATATATCACTCATGCGTCAGCAACTGCTTCCATTCTTGCTATCAAACGATCAGCTCGATTGGTTACTTGTTCATACCACTTAGAGTCTTTCATCTGAACAGCAGCCTCTTCCCAGTCGTGCATAGCAACAGCTGATCTTAATTTTACAAATTTACTAAGTCTTGTAGCACCCATATTGAACATCATGTTAGCTAGAATCTGCTGTACTTCTTCTGGTAACTCAAAGTATCCTGGAAAGATACCTTCAGCTTCTTTGATAATAACTTTCAAGTCTTCTTCAAATACTTCAAATACTCTTTCAGGAGTTACAGCTGTTCCAACTGAATATTTGTGCTCAGGGTCACTCTCAGTTATTAAATGTCCTATACCAAACGTAGGAAGACCAAGATGATCCAAATAGATAACATCTACTCTGCCTTCATCTTCTTCCAACGTTGTTCTTAGTTTAACCATATCTACCATTGTTTTTTCCTTATGTTAGGGGCAGAAGTTTATCTGCCCCTATTTATAAAGCTATTCAGTCAGAAGTTCTGCTAGCTTTTCTTTAGGACTCTGCTCTTTCAATCCTAGTTCTATCTTTCTTGGCTTCATAGCATCTGGTACTTTTCTTTCAAACTTCAGAACAAGGATTCCATTTACGATATCACCTTCAATGACTTCAACATAGTCTGCCAACGTGAATGATCTTTGGAACTTTCTGGTTCCAATCCCTTTATGAACAAAGGTTTCCTTCTCTTCTGTTTCTTTCTTTTCACCTCGTACAGTGATGACATTTTGCTTAACTTCAACGTCTATCTCCTCTTTAGTAAAACCTGCAACTGCAAGTTCAATTGAAAATGTTTCATCACCAGTCTTGATGATGTTGTATGGAGGATATGTGGATTCTAAATGATGGTTATTATTAATCACATCTAGTTGATTAAATAACCTATCAAATCCTACACTGTGTTTAAAAAATGGATCATTAAGATCAAAAGAAAATAGTTGTCTATTTACCATAGGTGAACTCCTTTCAAGCAAGTTCTATGTTATGCGACCCAATATGGCATCGCATCTATAATATAGGGCTTTTGCGCTACAAAGTCAACGCTTTTTCCCTATGTTATATTTAGGTACTAACTCCCATTGATCCTTATCCTTAAATGGAATTATTTTTGTTTGGTTCAATGGAGCTACAGGTTCCGCAGTTTGATCTGGGTTGCGTAGTTCAACAAGGCCCCACTCACTCAAAAGATTTGCAATCGTGTTACGTCTTGCCACATCTTCATCTGTAAAGTTTGTTGGTTTACCATCCAATGCAAATAGTTCTTTAAAATGTACTATATAATACTTTTGCTGTTTATGGAGAATATGGCAACTTTGATAAAGTGCTCTATTCTTACGAGATGCTACACCAATCCTTGTTAAGGTCTCTTTTACTTTTAAAAAGTCTTCGTCCTGGGTGAGAGCCACCTCGACCATAGAATCAACTGATCCTACGCTCATCTGTTGTTCCTCTTATTATCTTGTTTCTGATGTTTGAAAGTTGATCAGAGGAGAGTACTTTGAGAGCTTGTTCAGCTTTCTTATTGCTATAACCATAATATAACTTCACCATCTCTAAGTCTTCTCGCTGATCATTCTTTACCCATTTAGCAAACCGCTTCTTGGATCTAACAGTATTTAGAAGAAATTCATATTGGAGAAGTTTATCTGCCTCACCATACATATTCATTTGATTGGCAGCAAATAAGGTGTCAGGAAAGTATGATAGAGCTTTATTAGCAAAGTATGGTATATATCCAGCCTCAGCAAGCTCATCATTATCAGTACCACGCATAATATTCTTTTTCTTGTGGTTTATATCATTAACATAATCAAATGGGTTTGACATTATCTACTCCGTGAGCTAGCCTCCACATGAGTCTATCCGACATTCTATCATATGTCCATCTTTTGTGCAATGTGATATCTTGATCCGACAACACGAGGTCGCCATCATCCCAATAATGATGATACATATACTTGTCTTTAAGTATGTGATCTTTAAGATACTCTTTTTCTGACTCAAAGTCAACTCCTGTTATTGAATCATAACCAAGTTGAAATTCAAATACTTGATGGAATGGAAAGAACAAACCTTTTCTTCCATACTTTTCTTGTACTAATGGCCATGTTACATCATGGTTTATATGATCAACGAAACTAGCATCGTCACTATAATTGCCCCTCTTATGACCGCAGATAACTTCCAGTTTCTCATAATAATCTTTCTTCTCTTGTGGCAGATCATCATATGCGTCTGCCATGTTTAACCAACTAGTCTTACTACCTTTGCTACCATAAACAGAGTAGAGCGTGACATATGAGTGTCTCTGGTGGTTAGACGCCTTGTTACAGTGCCAATCTAACTCTCTATCATGTCCAAAGAACCCTGTCTGTCTACCTTCTGGTGTCAGATGACCTGTCACTCTCATCACTCCTGGTGCAGCACTATAGTCTCTATATCTTTGTCTTCGTGATTCTGATTCAATCCTATTGGCCCAATCTTCTTTTGCTTCTGGACTATTTGGATCATCATACAACTCTAGCTTTGCTGTATATCCTTCTAAGTCACCTATTGTATGACAAAGTCTTTGCAAATCTTCTGGCTGCAAATCTTTTTGGTTCTTTATAACAACAACCTGATTATCTACTAGTTTTTGACCAACTTGCAACATCTCATGCTTTGTTGCAAAGTTTAATCTTATCATTTCGTGTTGGACATACATGCGTCTATTTTATCCTCCATTTCATATGATAATGCATCGTGACTAGCTGGACCTTGGTGCATACCATCTCTAGCAAAATCACAAAAATGAGCTGAGTTAACTTTAACTCTTGTCTTAGTAATTGCAGTGGCCATTTCATTATGTGTCTGCCAAACCAACTGAGCACCTTGTTCATGACACATCCATGATATAGCTTCTTTATGTTTCATATAACGAAGTATGGATGGTTCCTTAGAGAACAGAGACATTCTTGTAAACCAATCCATCTCTTCCATTGTCATATCTTTGTTCTGGTTTCTAATCATCATAAGCAAATATCCTTTTGGAACACTCATGAATAGATCATTCCAATCTCCTATCTTTGGATCAAACATCTCTGCTCTTGAACTAGACCATGGATATGTAACTACAACCAATTCTGGTTTAACAATACCAATATATGCCTTCAGCATTCTATAGTATGTTTCAATACCACAACCAGGATTACCAAAGTTCATATATCTTTTTTCAGGCCACTTTCTTTGATGTAAAATCCATGACCACGTTTGTTCTAAATTAACGCCAATACCAAAAGTAATGCTACAACCAAGGTACAGCACGCCACCCTCTTCGGAGTGGTAATCCTCCATCTGTCCATTATCTTGCTTTCTAAACCCATTATTGTTAAAACTATATTTTATCTCAACATCTTTCCAATGTTCAACTTGCGGACCTTTTATTGGATCCTTTAACATCTTATTGAATCTATCTTCAGTATCTGATGGACACCAATCGATAGTAGTGTTACGATGTTGAAAATTGTTATTCAGTATATTCTGTGGAAATTTACATCCATAGTTGTATGTCCAGGTTGAATCATAAGGTCCATCAATAATTGGATCAACATCTATAGCTTGTGATGTGTTTCCATTGTATTCATTTTTTCTTGTTAGCCCAGTGTCTCCAGCCCACTTTTTCGAGCGGTCCCCATTCTTCCACTTCGCTACTGCGTTCCATAGGGCCTCCCTCAAGTTCTCGTTCATCTACGCTGTCTCCAAATTGTACAAGACAACTATCACACACTGCATATTCATAATCATCACCTTTCAATACAACTGCAAGTTTATCCTCTGCTAACTCTTTGTTGCAGATATTACATGCATAGGTTATTTCCATTCTAACTCTGCCATCATTTCAGTTAAACACGCTACTAAGTTTATTTCTTGATCAGCTACAAATGCAGCTTTATGTTGATAGTCAGCCAATATCAATACCAACTGAGGTATACTATTAGGCTTCAAATATGTAGAGCTGTTGTCGTATATCAATCTGAATATAGATGTTGAATCGTTGTCGCTATTTAGTCCAACCCATTTACGCATCTCAGTAAAGTTTTTATCTTTGATATACTGCATCAAAGTTTTAAGATTGTCATCAGATAATGATACAAGTATACCACTATCAATAGTTCCAGATACACTATACCTTTGCAACTCATTAAGTACTCTTCTCCAATCAGGAAAGTGCATTTGTAACAACTGTGCTACAACTTTCTGATCAGAGCTTACACCATTCTCTTCTAAGATCCCCATTGTTCTCTTATAGAACTGCTGAGCCATCTTAGGCTTTTCTTTGTTAGGAATCTTGAAATGTACTACACTACATCGAGAGTGTAGAGGTTCAATGATCCTATTGACAAAGTTACAAGTTAGTATGAACCCACAGTTCTTACTGAACTCTTCCATAAAGTTTCTTAGAGCTGGTTGAGTAGATTGAGCATTTAGATAGTCAGCCTCATCAAGTATAACATACTTTCTACCACCAGAGAAACTAACCGAAGAAGCAAATGTCTTGATCTCATTACGTAATGTATCAATATTACCAGACATACTACCATTCACTACAATGTAGTCTGAGTCTAGTTGTTCTAACATAGCCTTAGCAACAGAAGTCTTACCAACACCAGGACCACCACTCAATATGAGATTAGGTACATTCTTTTGGTTGACAAATGTCTGAAAGGTCTCTTTGATTTGTTCAGGTAGTATACAATCGTCTATCGTCTTAGGACGATACTTCTCAACCCACAAATAATCATCACGCATAACATCATCCTATAATTTCTCACCTATCATACCATCGTTCCATTTACGACGATAGTCAACAGCATCTTCATAATGTGCAAAAGATTGAAGCACTTCAACATCACCATCAAAATTATGAACAGCTACACTAAAAAATATCTTGTAGCCTTCAGTTCGATGGACATGAGCCTTACCGTCAAATGAATTCTGAATTTTGTTCAACTGCTATCCAATAAGTTATTTCTGGACCTGCTTCGTTGCGTGATGTAAATTGTGATATACCAGCCGATGTGATCTTACAATGATAGTCATAACTCATTAGCTTCATGTTCTCTGTCTTAAAGATAAACTTGAACTTATGGTTTGTATCATTGGGTCCTAAAGACTGTGTATACTTATC